GGATTATCGGGAATGACTTTTATGATGATGGTTACTCCCGAGGTAATAGGCGAGTTGTCGTGAAGACTTCTGCCTATATAGCTTTGAAAGACGACGGCTTTCTCTCGAGGGTAAACTTCGGGAACCCGTTGGAATGGGCTTGGGAACGAATCCCCTTCTCATTCGTAGTCGACTGGATTTTACCAGTCGGTGAGTTCATTCAAGCTATGGGCACTCTTTCGAAAGTCCAGAGTGCTTCAGGTACGCGTACTATAAAAAGTAGCGTGTCTGCGTCTCAGTATAAGTCTACAAGCGAAGCGTACGGCTACAAATTGCTCACGCCTAGCAACTATACTGCGAATGAGTATAAGCGTCAAGTGATTACAACACCGTCACTTCCGGTTCTATTTACTTATAGGCCGTCCAAATCTATAGGGGCGCTCACTAATGCAGTCTCGCTTTTAGCGGTACTGTCAAAGAAGAAATAACCCTTACATAGTAGGAAAAACTATGGCCGCAGCAGCAAATATCGTGGTAGACGACGGCGCCGGCACCCCGGTTGCCCACACATTCTCTCCAGCCCGAAAGGATGGAGGTGTGGTTGTATATGAAGAGCGCACTACTGCTAATACACCGAGCGGTTTCTATACGTTTGCAATTTCGCAAACTTCCGCAAAGTCTAGTAAGTCAGTGGTTCGTTCCAAGCTCACGCTTGAGGTGCCGATCGAAGTGCTTGATAGCACTACTGGTCTGTACTCCTATCCCTCATCCATGCGTTTTATCGTGGACGTGATGGTGCCCAAAGATGCGTCTGCTTTGCAGCGTGATCACATTGCTGCATACCTGAAGAATTTTATGGCTAACGCCACAATTCAGGATTGCATCGCTGATCTGGATGCACCGTTCTAGGATCTAGGTTTAATAACCTCCTGAGGATTGCTATGTCATCTTTAGATGCATTGCGAAAAGCTGAGAGCGATGCTACAGTAGAACTGGAGTTAGCTCTAAGCATGTGTGAGCGAGCGAATACGCCGCATTCACTTGCCATTTCAATGGCTATACAGTATGGTATGTGGAAAGAGTTAAAGGACATGAGTCCCACGCCGGAACACTACCTCCTAGATGATACGTTTGTACCAAGTCGGAGCACTCTGTGTAACGGTGTAAGTACGCGTTGCGAACCTTTCATTTCTGGTATCGCACAGTTCAAAACTGATCGTCAGGTCAGCAGGATGCTCGTAAAGAGTAACTTGCTAGATACTGGTCTGGATACGAAGGCTGAGGCTTTGAAGCTTTTTTGGGATATTGAGAAGGTGCTCGAAAAAAGAGACGCTCTTCCCCCCTTACGGGCTCCTTGGTTACTCAGTTTTAGTAATCAGATTAATGACTTCCTGTCTCATGACGGAAGCCATTTCCTCACACCTGAGGTGCTGGAGGATGTCCTCGAAAGAGGTAGACTGGGGCCGGGTAGTACAGCAACGCTGAGTGCCCGACGACCACAATCAGAAAAACTGAGGTGTCCAACCTCGTATAGCCCCCAACTCAAACCGTTCTTGCCTCTTATTAAAGAAGGCATGTGGGACATGGATCAGCCAGAGGCTGTACCTGTCTACGGAATTGAGATAAAAACGGTACCCAAGACTGCCTATATCGATCGTACTGTTGCAGCTGTCCCCGTCGCTGATATGTTTTTACAGCTAGGGTTAGCATCTGTATTAGAAGATCGTCTTCGCAGTCAAGGGATCAATGTTCGCGACCAACAACGGAACGCAAACTTGGCGAGTCGGGCGAGTGAGTTAAAACTTGCTACAATCGATTTGTCGTCAGCTTCTAGTTGGTTCTCCGAGAGAAATCTGGAAGGAATACTTCCTCCTGATCTACTGCATTTTGTGGACCTTGTAAGGCCACACTATGTAGTAGATAGTGTAGATACAAACCTTAAGCATCGCTTTTATAATTGGATGCCCATGGGTTGTGGTCATACTTTTAATCTTATGACCCTGTACTTCTATGCGTTGGTATGCATCTGCGTACCAAAAGGTGCTCGTCAGTATTGTAGCGTGTACGGGGATGATATTATTCTTCCCCAAGCATATGCTCCATTACTCATTGATCGCCTCGAATACCTTGGTTTCGAGGTGAACCGATCGAAGAGCTTTCTAAACGGAGAGTTCTTTGAATCCTGCGGCACCGAATGGCTCGCGAGCCAAGACGTGCTTCCTTTCTATTGTAGAAAGAAAGAAGTAGAGGATGATGGCGAAGACGGTGAAACCGGAATCGCTATACCATACCGTGTGCAGTTAGCTAATAAGCTCCGCCAATGGTCCAGTAAAACGGACTCAAATGGTGTTCTTTCATGCAGCAAGCGCTGGTATTCCTGTTGGGACGCTCTTAAAAAGAATGTACCAAAGGAGCTACGACCGCCAGTTCCCTTACATCTTGGTGATGTGGGTTTAATTACCTCATTATCTGAGAGTCGCCTGAAGCCGTCCACAAGACCGGAACATGCGACGTGGGAAATGGTATATGACATTACAACAGTACGGAAGATTCAGAACGTATGGGAAAATCCCGACCCGTTCGCGTATCTTCTTTGGTTGATGTCACGCAGGCGAGCTTTTGAACCTTGTGGTCCCAATATGTGGTCAAGCGCACAAACAACGCGCGGGACCGCCACTATTGAGGATACCATTTGGCTATTTATGCTCGAGACTTACGTACTGAACGAATCCGCCTCTGTCATCACACGTGGGTTAGAGCCTCTTAGAGGCTCGTTTGGTGCAAGTCAGACCAAGAAGGTCACTTCTCAGTGGCCTAGCGGCTTTGAAT